GGTGGAGTACAACCTTGCCAAGGTTGGGGTCGCGGGTTCGATCCCCGTCTCGCGCTCGTAAAGAGTCTTGTAATTACAAGGCTCTTTTTTCTTTGTGTTGCATTTCATGTTGCATAGCACTCGTGCCACCTCCTAAAAGATCGTCAAAATACCCGTCTATGAGATTATCAAAACGTTCCCGCTCCTCTGAAAATGTCTGCATATATACCCGCTTCATGACCTTGTCATTATCCCAGCCGCCGCGTTCCTCTGCATACTTATCAGGCACCCGCAGGAGGGCCATAATCGAGGCGTTGAGGTGCCGGAGATCGTGGAAGGTAATATGATCCATGCCGTTGTCGTCCTGCAGCTTAATCCAGCGATGATACAGCGCCTTGCCGCTGATCGGTACGAGTGCATCGCCCTCTACCTGATCGATCAGGGACATAATGTAGGGAGGGATCCGATGACGACGGTTACGTGTAGGGTTTTTGCCTATATCCTTCCGGATCGGTTCTCCGTCAACGTCAACGACCACCTCCCGGATCATGATGCAGTTACCCCGGATAGATTTTGATTTTGTGAGGCCCCGCACTTCCGACATGGAGAAGGACAGCCAGGCAGCCAGGAGAACCGGAAGTTCTATATCTGTGCCACGTATAATGTCCAGAACTTTTTGCGCCGGCGGCAGCTCTACGACGCGCGGTGTAACCTGCGGGAGCTCGATCTCACTGAAATCAAAATCCTTACGATATTTATGGAGGACTGCACTTATTAGGATCCATTCGTTTTTCAAACGTTTGGCAGATATCGGCTGAGGGGTCTTGCTCCGCTTATTGGATTTTCGTCGTGCCTCTACGTTGATGGCCTCCTGCATAATATCCTCATCGATATCCTTTAGGGGCGTGTCCATGAGGTCCTGGAAGCCGTTACGCTGGATACAGCGGTAATCCTGTATCGTTGTAGGAGATCGTTTTAGAGGCACCCTGGATTCTATATAATCGTCTATTGCCTCGGTCAGCTTCTTATTTCTGTTTGCATGCTGTTTTTTCGCTGTAGCTGCTTTTTTGTTGAGTTGGAAGTCCGCAGCCGCGTATTCTGCCTCTTTCTTTCCGCGAGGGCTCGGATCGTCACTCGTGAATGATTCATAGATCCTCTTATCTTTCCATTTTCCTGTCTTCTCGTCCAGGATCCGTTCAGTGTGGCTGTAGGCCAGGCACCTCCAGGATCCGGAGGGTAATTTCTTTGCTTTTGCCATAATATCATTCCTTTCGTGTTGTAGTTGTGACATCACAACTTTTTTGGGTATAAAAAATACGCCCCTTGCCAGGACGCTCCAGAAATGATATAATTCAAGTGTCAAGTTGATTATATCTGCTGGAGTATTCCGGCAAGAGAAAATCTATGTAAAGGCTCTGGGAGTTCGCAGCTCCTGGGGCTTTTTACATGCTATTTTACAAAAAATTTAAATTCCATTTTAGGCTTATCTGTATATTTAGTTAGTGAGGATGCAGGAGTGGAACCAGAGAGGTACCCTCCGAAATCACTCCAGTATTGCTCGTCATAATTCATAAAAGAATAATACATGGCGATTTCTGAAACGTTTACATCCTTCGGTATCTGAATCGTTAAAGTCAAAGTCTGTTCACTGTGAGGTGAAATAGACTGGGCTTTCATATCGGAAACTGTAGTTAAAAGCTTAAGTTTTGTCCCGTCAGGCAATGAAGGGTGCCAGCCAGTAAAAGCATAAAAGTATGGTGCATCAGTGTCATTTTTTATATTGTAACTTACAACAATATTTTTGTCATAGACATCACTATACGGCCTATCCTCAGAAGCATACTTTAATGGCGTGATTGTAATTCCATCGATAGATAAAGGATTGCACAGCGGGTGGTCACTACTTTTGCCGTTAAGGTCTACGTGGTATCCGTCGGGCGTAGTTGTACTTGTTAGCATATAACCATCTGAACCGAAATAGTACCAATCGCCACTCTCATTTAGCCATTGATTTATCTGGTGACTTCCATCATCGTTTTGATACCACCAGCCCATCTGATCCTGCTTCCACTCTCCGGCCAGAGCCGTCGATGCCATTATGGCCGACATGGTGAGGGTGGCAATTAATAACTTCACTTTCCGCATAATAATACCCCTTTCTTAAACTTTGTTAGAATTTTATATCTGTTGAAAAACCATGATCTAGCAACCACTTTTTCGAAAAGTCTTTTTTATCTTGAGGTGAAGTAGCTAGCGTATAAATAGCCTTATGTATTCCAGCCCAAAATACTAAATCATTGCTTGGCATATCAATATTATATTTACGGCAAAATGCTAAAATTATTTCTTTATCCATTGATAAAAAAGCTGCATCGCGGTCTTTTATAAATTGCACCTTGTTCATTATGCTACCTCTTCAGAAAAATCCAGTTCGCCTATGCTTTCGTTTACAGTCTCTAATATTTCATGCTTCTCTATGTAAGAAGTCCACGAAAGAGAGAGATCTGATTTAATTTCCTTTTTCAAATTATTGTAAAGGCTTTCCATGGATTTCTTCCACATCTCATAGGCGGCTTTTTCCATTTTATCATCCAACCAACGGTTTTTGGCTGGCCGTTTTAAATTTTTGGTAATTTGGTATTGTCTGGCTTTGTTCATGAATGTTTTGTATCCTTCAAGATTCAATTCCAGATATTCTAAGAATTCTTTATACTTCATTTCGCACCTCTTTATTTTAATCTTAATTCAACCAGTTCTTTTTCATAGCCTAATATTTTGGATAATTGTTCTAAGTCGTATTCCTGGTATTCTTTTAGTATATCGTCTGGCACAAGTAAGTACATTGCAAACGCGTAAGCTTCATTTTCATAACGCTTAGTAATAAATTGAGTACGTGTATCCATGAAAATTGCATTAGCCTTTTTATGTAAAAACATGTGCCCCAACTCATGAGCACAAACCAATATCTGTTCGTGCCGAGGTAGATTTTCATCTATGTAGATGATATTATTTCGCTGAAAATACTGATAGAATCCGCGTACACCTATTAAAGGAACGAATACAGGAATTACATTTAATCCACGAATAATATCAAATGGATTACGAGTCTGATGCTCTCGTACTAGGACATCCACTTTCTTTTTTATATCCATAGGCCTTAGTCCTTTTTGTATTTTTTGGGAGTGTATATCTCCTTATTTTTTTTCTTTGCCATTTCCATCCCTATTTGCATAGCCGAGATAATAGAATCAATAGCTTCTGGGGTAGCAAAATCACCTTCAAACATCAATCCCTCCTGTGTAAGAAGTTGCTCCCTAGTTCGATTAAGTATTTTTTCAATATCTCGTTCATCTCTCGAAGTGAGTGTAGTTTTTTTCTTTTGTGATTCCTCAACGCCAGTCATGAGATAGTCGAGAGACACTTCGAGTAAGTCTGCAATTTGTTGTAACTTTTCCGCGCTGGGCGTATTTTTATTAAATTTATTTATTGAGCTTCTTGCAAATCCTAATTCTTGTTCTAACTTATTCACAGAATAGCCTTTTAATTTTGCTATGTCTCGAATGTTTTCATATAGTCCCATAGTTTATACCTCAAAATTTTGCGCAATTAATACTTGACATACGTAAAATCTTGTGTATAATAAAGATAAGAGTTGCGCAAGATTTTGCGAAATGCCAAATTAAAAGCGATATTCTATTTCAGTTGGTGGTACTTCTGATTGTAGAATATTTTACGCAATTTGTCAATATATATTATCAAAATTTTGCGCAATAATTGTAGAAAGGAGGCATTATGTTACTATACGACAATGTAAAAGCTTTGTGCGTTGCAAAGGGAATTTCAATTTCGCGTTTAGAACGTGATCTCGAATTTCCTCGAAGTAGTATCTGTAAGTGGAATGATAATCAACCAGGGATACGGAAAGTACAAAAGGTGGCTGATTATTTCAAGGTTCCTATTGAAACTCTTTTAAAGGACACTTAATCGAAAATACGTTCGATTGATACCCTGATTGTACCGCTTATAGGGCGATATGTCAACAGGGGTGAGGTGGGAAGAAAACCGAAAAATATGGAAGGAGGGGATACAAGTTGGAAATAAGAAAATTAGAAATTGATTTTGATGCATCAGTCTTAAGGATTAACGGAAAGACGTTTGATAGACCTATTATTGTGACTCTTCCAGGTCCGGAAGACTGGCCGCTTGTGATAATGCTCAATGACGATAAGTCAACCGGAAGCCTGAATGAGTTCTGCGAACTAAAGGTTACTTATGCTAATAGTAAGCTTTAATAAAACGTTTTTCGTCGATAATTTCGTAGTCTACTTGTTTTATCCAGTGACCACAGATAATGGAACCGCAGATTTCGGAAATATCCTTTCCAGCATTGTTTGGGACTGCAATTAATAAACAAGGTTTGGCAGACTCTTGGTTATCGACATAGTAAGTATCGTAACCATTTATGTTAATAGGGAAAAATTCCATATAGTTCTCCTTTCTCATATACTCGGCATGGCAGTGCCTGTAAGTACATTATAGTTAGGAGTATCTGGAAAATCAATAAGGGGAGTGATCCACATAAAAGTAACATGCAAGACCTGCCGATACCGTAACCGCTGTATAGAACAGAGCCGACGGTATCCGTGTAGGGATTATAAAGAGAGGAGTGAGGCAGTTGCCAAAAGTAGGACTAATAGATCTGGAAAAGCGTCGCCGGACCGTCCTGGCCTGTATTGCAAGTAAGAAAGCATTGAATGGATGGGACGATAAAAAACTAGCTGTAAAAGCCCATATTTCAGTTCCAACGCTAGGCCGGAGAATGGACACCCCGGAGGACTTTACGCTTAAGGAGCTCTGGGGCATGGGCTTAACGGTCTATATCTACGATGGACAATCTATTTTACCATCGGAAGAGGGAATTGTGGAGCTGAGGGGGTGATTGAGAATGCAGAAGTACATTGACAACCTCGACGACTTCGAGGACGACAGCCGATCCCGCCTGCTGGAAGTAACAGAGCGGTGGCTGATGCCGGCGGTTATCTTTGTGGCCGGGGTGATTATCATTTTAGCAGTTTGCGCACGATTGGAGGCGCTGCGATAGGAGGTGAGAAAGTGGATGAGCTAATGAAAATAAGCTACGAGAGCGGACAACCTACGGTGTCGGCAAGGGATTTATATGATCTGCTTTCCGAAGACGGAGGAACAAAAGGAACCGAACGTTTTAGTAAATGGTTTGAAAGGTACCGCGGATATGGTTTTGAGCAGGGCAGTGATTTTTCAACCCCGAACAAAAAAGTACGGGTTCAAACCGAGGGTACAAGAGATGTACGAAGGGAAGTCGAAGATTACGACCTGTCTGTGGATATGGCAAAACAGATTTGTATGTTGCAGAGAACAAATAAAGG